GCGCGCGGCGGCGCGCGGGGGGGGGGGGGGGGGGGCGGGGGGGCGGCCGCCCCCCCCGTATCCGAGAAAGGAGTGACATGGCTAGCAAGGAGAGCGGCGTCGTGGACGCCATTCGGCGCCGCATCGCCCGGGTCTGGCCGAACTCGGTCACCTGGAAGATGCACGGCTCGGTCTACATGGAGGCAGGCATCCCTGACGTGCTGTGCTGCGTCGAGGGGCGCCTGATCTTCCTCGAGGTCAAGCACCAGAAGCCGGGCGAGAGCCGGCGGCACGCCTTGGCTCGCACCTCGGTCGAGCAGGTCCGCCAGATCCGTCGCGTGCGTGCCGCCGGCGGCGCCGCCTGCACCGTCCTGGACGCCGACGAGGCCGAGTGGGCGGTGCGTGAGGCGCTGACCGGCTCGACCTTGTCGAGCATGTACCCGGTCGCCGGTGCGGGAGGCGATCTCAGTGGCGAGGGCTAGGCTGACGGCGACCGAGTTCGACTTCGTGCGCCAGCTGGAGTGGGAGAACATGACCCCTGCCCAGCTGAAGTCGGCCCGTGAGACCTGGAGGACCGGCGCCGTCTACCAGGATGAGGTGAATCCGCGTGTCTGGTGGGTGCGGTCCTACTCGGCCCGAGGCACCGGGGAGGTCAAGGGGCGTGACGGCAAGCCCTTCCATCACGTGGTTCTGAAGTCGGACCACGGCTATCCCGGGTTCACGTGCACCTGCAAGCATGGACAGCACTCGCGCTGGGCGTCGTGCTGGCACGCGAAGACCGTGGCCCGCATCTACCGGATCATGGTTGACCAGATGAAGCAGAAGGAGAAGGAGGACTTGCTCCATGAGTACCGCAGCAAGCGAAGTGATTGACGACATCCCGGAGCAGCCGGACAGCGGGGTGTCCGATGCCGGTGACGCGCTCATGGTCGCAGGGGACACCATCCTCTCGATCACGGCGGCCTGCGCCGGCATCCGTACGCGCATGGTCAACGACCAGGGCTGGAGCCCGGAGTTCGCTGAGCAGTTCGCCCAGGACCTGGCCCGCGCCCTGACGAACCATGCCCTCGCTCCGTCCCAGGACTGGCGATCCGTTCTGGAGGGGTTGTGACGACCGCGAAGCCGCCGGCGCCGCGTAAGCCGGCCCCGCTGGACTACACTCGCCCGATCTGGAAACGCCAGGAAGGCGAGACCGAGGCCGCCTATGCCTCGTTCAAAGCCTACCGAGACATGGAGCGCCGGCGAGTGCGGGACGCGCCCAACGGAAACTCCTACTCGGCCCGATGGTCGTGGAGGGAGCGGGTCGAGGCATGGGACAAGCACATGGCCGAGAACGAGGCGAACGAGCTCGTCCGCTACCGGATCGCCATGGGGGACCGCCACCGGGCCCTCGGCCGCAAGGCCTTGGAAAAGGCCGAGATGTGGCTAGACAGCCTCACCGAGGACCGGATCGCCCGCATGAGCGCGAACGGGATCGTCCAGATGATGGACGTCGCAGCGCGCATCGAGCGGGAGGCCGCCGGCGCCGGGGCCGACTCGGCCAAGGTTCAGATCGAGGTCTCCTCGAACCTGGCCGAGATGACCGCGTCGGCCACGACGTCGAGGATCGAGCAGCTGGTAGCGGAGGTCGAGCGCCGTAAGCGTGAGCAAGGACTCATCGACGTCGGCCCGGCAGACGTTGAGGTGATCGATCCCGAGCAGTAAAGTGGGGCTCGGGACATTGGGGCAGAATACCGCCACCCTAGGCATGGGGTGGCGGTATTCTGTATTCATATGCAAGTCCACCTCAGCGATAGGAGACACCTATGCCACGCGTGAAGAAACCTTTGGAGCCGTGGGAGATGACTCCGGCCCAGCTGGAGGAGGAGCTGGAGGCGCTCATTAAGCGCCAGGCGTGGCTGGAGAACCAGCCGAAGTGCGACCGACCCTCGTGCGACGGCAGGCCGCACGCCGGAGCGCCGTACCCGCACGACCCGACCTACAGGCAGGCCGACAGTCCCTTGGAGAGCGCCCAGCAGCTCGATGAGGCGTACGCGGGCCGACCCCATATTCAGTACCTCTCCGACAGGCTGACCGAGGCCGTGCGCGCCGTCGAGGCCGGCGAGAACCGATACATGACGATCTCCATGCCGCCCCGCATGGGTAAGTCCACGCTAACCTCGATCAACCTGCCGATCTGGCTGCTGCGTCAGCACCCGGACTGGAAGATCGGCCTCATCTCGCACTCGCCCCAGCTCGCGACGGCGTGGGGCCGTCAGGTCCGCCGCTTCGTCGAAGAGGACGGCGAGAAGTGGGGGATCAAGATCGCCAGTGACGCGGGCGCCGTGAGCGAGTGGCAGACGACGCGCGGCGGCGGAATCGTCTCCCGCTCGGCTCCCGGCCAGTCGATCACCGGTCTCGGCTTCAAGGTCATGCTGATGGACGACGTCGTGAAGGACTTCGCCGACGCGCACAGCGAGTCGAAGCGCGAGGCCATCTGGGACTGGTGGCAGGCCAACGCCGTCACCCGTCTGGAGCCTCCGTTCCTCTGCATCGCCATTGCCACCCGCTGGCACGAGGACGACTTCATCGGCCGCCTGCTGAATCCGGCCAAGAACCCCGACGCCGACAAGTGGGAGAACGTGATCTTCCCGGCCATCGCCGAGGAGGACGACCCGCTCGGGCGCGAGCCGGGCGACCCGCTCTACAGCCCCCTTGTCGAGGAGACGCGCGAGGAGGCGCTGGAGCGCTGGGACTCTCTGAAGCGCTCGGTGGGCGGGTACATGTGGTCGGCCTTGTACCAGCAGCACCCGACGCCGGCGGACGGGAGCATCTTCAACCTCGGCTGGCTGCGGTTCTGGACGACGGATCCGTCCAAGGTCAAGGACGGCGACGACTCCGTGATCCTCCTCCCGCGCGAGCGCCTGGAGCGCGGGCAGTGGCTCGACTCGTGGGACCTCACGTTCAAGGGCTCCTCGACGTCGGACTATGCCGTCGGCCAGCGCTGGTGCCGTCAGGGCCCCGATCGGTTCCTGATCGCCCAGCAGCGCGGTCAGTGGTCCTTCACTCAGACGCTGGAGAAGATGCTGCGCTGGTGCAACGCCGGCGGCCTGGACGACAAGGCGTCCCCCGGAGGCTCGTTCGTCCACCAGCGCCTCGTGGAGGACGCGGCCAACGGCACGGCGGCCATCGACGTGCTGCGCAAGAAAGTGGCTGGCATCAAGCCGATCAAGCCCCGCTCGTCCAAGGAGGTCCGCGCTCGCGCTGTGACGCCGGAGATCGAGTCCGGCAACGTCTACCTGCCTCACCCGGCGGACCCCGGCAACGGCTGGGTGAACGAGCTCATCTCCGAGATGAGGGCGTTCCCGTCGGGCCGGCACGACGACCAGGTGGACGCGCTGAGCATGGGACTGCTCGGTCTAAGGGACGCCGGCCAGGCGTCGCTGTTCGTTCCGCGAGGGACGATCCGCCGCGCTGTGAGCGGTCTCTCACTGGCCGGCACGGTTCCACGGTTCTGACAGCTAGCATCTCCTACGGGGTGGACGTATGATTTCATACGTCCACCCCACCTACGTAAGGAGACAGCCCGTGAGCACCACGAAGACTCCAGTGCAGATCACGCAGGACAGGATGCGCGTGGTCTGGGACCGGTACTGGAGAGATACCCCGATCCCGCCGATGTCTCAGGCCGATATCTTGTCGATGGTCATGGCCTACGCCTCGCGGATCACCTCCCATTCCGGAGGACCGTTCATCCTGGACCTCTCAGGAGTAGCCCACACTGCCAGACTCCTGCTGCCCGGCCTCGACGTGCTTACGCTCAGCCTGGAGGAGTACTCCCGCGCCGCCAAGAAGCACCCCGGCATGACTCTGGAGTGCGACGGGCATACCGACTACACGCGCCTATTCGCCCTCGTTGAGGAGATCGGCGAGGTCGCAGCGTGCCTGACCTATGACAACAAGGCCGAGACGGGCCACGGCTCGGACCTGGAGTCCGAGGCGATCCAGGTCATCGCCCTAGCCCTGGCCTGGGCTACCCGGTACCTGGAGGACGGTGAGTGAAGTGGATGTGAGAGTAGGTCACCTCCCCGACCCCTATCGGATCGACGTCGCCTACGCCGACGGACAGCCCGTCGGGACGGTAGAGAAGATCGTCATGAATGAGCTGGACCCGGATCCCCTAGGCCCCTACATCCGGCGTGCCCTGCGCGAGGGGTTCGCGGTCAAGCTGCAGGAGTTCGGCGACGGGGACTGTGAGGTGTTGGAGTGCTGAACATATTACCGAGGGTGACCGGGATCTTCGTCGCCCGTCATCTGAAGATCAGCTACTCAGCCGCCCTCGATCTGGCGTACATAGCCTTCTGGAACGGTCTCAAACTCCGTCTAAGGACCACTTCCCCGGTACGGACGGCCGGGGCGCGGGCCCTGACATTACGGGACGGCGGTCTCCCGGTACGCCTTGACCGGGATTACTCGGGGATTACCGTGAAGATCTTCGAGGATGGCGGGGCTCGGAAGAGTTTCTCCGATCTGGGAGACATGCGGGAGGTTCTGGGCAAAGTCCGTACAGTGGTCGAGAACTATCAGAGACCTAGGAGATCCTGGTGGGCGGTAGTGCCCGCCGACCAGTATTCATTCACCGAGTTCCTATAGGAGACACCTATGACATCCATCAACGATGTAGCAGACCTGCCTAAGCGCCTGGAGGCCTGGGCCGGTGGAAAGGGCTACCGCGAGGCCTTCGGAATCGACGCCGAGCGCAAGATGGTCGAGGACCTGCGCAAGCTGCTCTCCCTGACCGTCCAGCAGGCAAAGGCCCTGGAGGACTCTCAGGAGCGTGCCCACGCCCTGGAGCAGCGCCTCCCGACCTCTCAGACCGACGACCTAAAGCCTGGGCCCACGCTCGACGATCCTCTGGAGGAGGCCGCTCGCCTCGACCGCAAGGCTCGCCGGGATGCGAATCTGGCCCGCGCGGCTCTTCAACAGGAGGTCCTGGCCGCCTACTCCCGGGGCGTGTCGAAGTCGGTCCTCAGCTCGGTCTCGGGCATGACCCGGCAGACAGTGGACAAGGTCCTCGGACAGTGGAAGCGCAAGCCTCCGAAGATCGGAGACGATGAGACGCCTCTCACGCTGATCTGACCGCTGCGGGCTTGCTCTGGGGAGTATGACGGCATACGCTTGGAGCAAGCCCGCACTGATAACCACCTAGCGAGGAAACATGAGCACCAAGACCTCACCGACCAAGACAACCGGGGCCCGCGTCTTCCAGCACCCTCAGGCGCGAATCAAGCCGCTCGACGCGGACACGCTGCACGGGGCCAAGACCTGCCTCGTCTACGAGGGCGGGCAGACCGTTGCCCAGCTGAAGCGCTGCGGTCAGCGCTGCTGGGGCGTCTACCCGACAGGCATGACGATCCCCGCCGCGTTCGGCGCTTCCGCCCTGGAGGCCGTGACGACGTGGATGAGCGCCCGGGACGGGGCGACCGCATGACCGCATCACTGCTCGCCACTGCTGCAGCCCTGACCATCGGCCTGCCGATCTTCGCGCTCGGAGAGCACGTTCGCGGGCGCGCGGAGCGACGCCTCATCACTCAGGGCACCCCATCAACTCGAAAGGACATCTCATGAGCAGGTACAGATCCTTCACCAGGATCGTGCACAACCAGCACACCCTAGCCCCCGCGTACGGGAGGGCCTCCGCCCTCGGCGGAGGCCGAATCCTCCTGGAGGACGGCATCTTCGTCGTGTCCGCCTCCGGCCTCTCCGCAACGGACCCGCGAGTCGAGCTCTTCCTCGGCGAGGGCGCCTGGCTAGAGGTCCGCGACGGTCTTACGCCTAACGTCCAGCTCACTCTCCCGGATGCGTACGTTGAGGCCCTGGACCCCGGAGCCCCGGGCCGCCCTCGCCGGCTCTACTGGTCCTCGGCCACCTCTCTCAGAAGCCTGGACGACCCGTCCCAGAACCCGGACGGCTACGGTGACCTGACTCTGTACGTGCCGGAGAGCCTGGAGCCCCTCTACCGCGAGAGGGGGTTCTCAGGGCGAGGGACTCCGAGCCGCCTCTGCCTAGAGATTTGGGAGGGGTACGAGCCGGAGGCAGCCACGACGCCATCCGCAGCTCCGGAGGGCCGGGAGAGTGGCGAGGCCGTCGAGTCCCCCGACCACTACACCTGGCTCGGCCAGGCGCTAGCAGCGCTCGGCCTGAGCGATGCGGCCAATGTCGAGTCGTGGGACGTGCTCGACGCGGCCTTCCCGTCGGACCCTCTGCTGTGGAACTGCGGCAAGTACCTGCTGAGGCAGGGCCGCAAGGGCGGCGAGGAGAAGCGTCTGGAGGACCTGCGCAAGGCCCGCCAGTACCTGGACCGCCAGATCGCTCAGCTGAGTCGGGAGGTGGGTAGCAGTGTCTGAACTGCACTCAGACCTGAGAGAGGCTCAGAGAGTTCTATCCGAGGCGGGTATCCGGACTGCCGAGCACGGCGACCGCCTGGTCCAGTACGCGACGGGAATCGTTGGCCTGTATTCGATGGTTAAGGTCGGGAGGCTGGCTGACGGGCGACGGCTAGTGGACGGGCGTACTCTCAAGCACGCGAGGGAAGGCCTCATCGAGAACGGCTTCCGGGTGCTTCAGACGGAGGTGAGTGGCTGAGATCATTGGAATGTGGGGATAGGTGGGCTAGCGTCGCCTCATGGGCGGCGCTAGCCTTATCTTGTACCCAGACAGCCGATCCACTCACAAGGGGAAAGTGACATGAGCTACACCGAGATCGCCACGGCACGGGCAACCGCCGAGACCTTCGCCGGGAAGATGTCCAGAATCGCCGCCGAGCTGCTCGACGTCCTGCGCGACGTCTTGGGCCCGGAGCGCCGTCTGCCGGAGCCCTGGGCCGACTACGCCCGCTACGGCGACCACTCCGTCACCGTGCGCGACGGTGCGAACGGGCGTGTCGAGGTGACCGCCCACCTGACGCCGGACGGGGCGGTCAGGGAGTACTCGGCCCGCCTCACGAACGGGGATGCCGGACCCCGCCTGCAGACCGCCGTCGGCCCGCTCCGGATCGGCTGCTCGGAGGCCCCCGAGGAGCACCCGACCCTGACCTACGTCCTCCCCCTCGTTATTCGCCTAGGCACGGCTGAGGAGCGGATGCTGGAGGCGGTGCAGGAGCTGGGGAGGGCCGGGTTCCTGGCTGAGCACTGCGGCTCGCGGATTGTCCTGCGGGAGGTCAGGCCCTGGGGGTCCTTCGCCGTCGCCACCGTCGAGCTCGCCCCGGACAACGGCGCGCTGATCGCCTGCGGCCGGGACGCTGCCCAGGTGCGGGAGGTCCTGCATCGGGCCAGGATCTTCTAGGCACTGAGTGGTGTAGGTCACTCAAATACGCCCCACCAGCGGCTTGCTGGTGGGGCGTATGCCTGCATACAGTGGAGCCATGAGAACGAACCGTCCCGCAGCCCTCCGCACCTCCCCCTCGGCTCGCCCCACTGCCTGCCAGGCCCTGACCACCCTACTGGTCGGCCTGCTCCTGCTGTGCGGCATCTACCAGTACGCGGCGGCTGGCCTCGGCCCGGCCCGCCACCACGTCTCCGCCACCGCGCAGCAGGGCTTGGAGAAGGGGGAGGCCCGGGCTACCTCCGACCGGCCTCTCCTCGACCCCTCGGTCGGCCGAGGCGCCGCGTCGCCGACCTGCGAGCACGCTGCCCGCTCGCCCCGCTGCCGGATCGAGGGCGGCCAGGGCCTGTCGCTCCCTCGCAAGGGTGACGGCCGGGCTCTGCAGCCCGCCACCGATGACGGCCAGACCGCCCTCCTGCACGAGGACGTCACCAGCCCTGCCCCGATGCCCGGCCGCGTCCCCGGCCGCGGCGGCTGGGTCAGTGAGGAGGGACCGTCCCAGGCCTGATCGGGCGGGGACTTGCGCCCAGCCTGTATGCCGGCATACGCTGTAGCCATGATCGATTCACGCACCGCCCAGCAGCCCACCAACCACCTCACCACCCAGGAGCCCACTGTGACCCAGACCACTACCCCCTCAGCCACCACCCCCGCCCCGACCGCCGACCAGCTGACCGACCAGATGAAAGTGGTCGCCGCCACCGCCTCCGCCTCCCTCGGCCTGACCCGGATCAACGAGTGGCGCACCGGTCGGATCGGCCTCATCAAGGAGCGCAGCCCACTCCAGGCCCGGATGCGGGTCGAGGAGGGCCAGATCGTGGCCCGGATGACCGGCCGCGAGCGCGGCGGCCGCGAGGTGGCCGGGGACATGGCCGACGTGCTGGACGCCCTCGTGCAGCACTTCGAGGCGCCTCTTCCCGCCTAACCGACCTCCCCGACGGCCAGCCCCCCCCCCCACCCCCCCACGCGGGGGGGGCGCGTGCGCGCGCGCGGCGG